CGCCGGAGCGCGACCAGGGGCGCGACGCGCCGCAGGGCGAGCGGCAACAGCGGCGGGGCGGCAAAGGCGAACGGCGGGAGAAGAAGCCGAAGAACGACGTTACGGGCCTCTCCGAAGTCGACTTCCTGGAGAAGTTCACGGCCAACATGTTCGGCTACCAGCAGGAGCTGTTCGCCGCCAAACAGAACCCGCTGACCTGCCGCATCCGCAACGTGCTGAAAAGCCGGCAGGTGGGCCTGACCTACTACTTCGCCGCCGAAGCCTTCATGGATGCGGTGCTGACCGGCGACAACCAGATGTTCCTCTCCGCCAGCCGCGCCCAGTCGGAGATCTTCCGCAGCTACATCATCGCCTTCGCTGCCGAGTGGTTCGGCATCCAGCTCACCGGCAACCCCATCGTGCTGAGCCGCGACGGCAAGCCGTGGGCCGAGCTGCGCTTTCTCAGCACCAACAGCAGCACCGCCCAGGGCCACCACGGGCACGTCTACATCGACGAGTACTTCTGGATCCGCGACTTCGAGAAGCTGAACAGCCTCGCCGGGGCGATGGCTACCCACAAAAAGTGGCGAAAAACCTACTTTTCCACGCCTAGCGCCGTCACCCACCAGGCCTACCCGTTCTGGACCGGAGAGGAGTTCCGCAACAGCAAGCGCGGCAAGAAGCTCGGGCAGGAGTGGCCCAGCGAAGCGGCCATCCACCAGGGCGCGCTCTGTCCGGACGGCCAGTGGCGCAAGATCATCACCATCGAGGACGCCGTGGCCGGCGGCTGCGATCTCTTCGACATCGATCGCCTGCGCCTGGAGAACGACGAAGACCGCTTCGATCAGCTCTACATGTGCAAATTCATCGACAGCACGCAGAGTGTCTTCAGCCTGGCCGACCTCGAGCGCTGCTACTCCGACCAGAGCCTGTGGGCCGACTACGACCCCAACCCGAACGCGCCGCGCCCATTCGGCAACAGCCCTGTCTGGCTCGGCTACGACCCAAGCCGCACCCGCGACGACGCCACCTGCGTGGTGGTCGCGCCACCGCTGGAGGCCGGCGGCAAGTTTCGCATCCTGGAGAAGCACAGCTGGCGGGGGCACTCGTTCACCTACCAGGCCGGCCAGGTCAAGAAGCTCACCGAGCGTTTCAACGTCGTGCACATCGGCATCGATATCACCGGGGTGGGCTACGGCGTGTTCGACCTGGTGCGCGACTTCTTCCCGCGGGCCACGCCGATCCACTACAGCCTGGAGACGAAGAACGCCCTGGTGCTCAAGGCGCAGGACACCGTCCAGGGCAGCCGCATCGAATGGGACGCCGGCTGGAACGACATCGCCGCGGCCTTCCTGACGATCAAGCGCGGCGCCACTGCCAGCGGCCAGATCACCTACAGCGCCTCGCGCACCGACGCCACCGGCCATGCCGACATCGCCTGGGCGATCATGCACGCACTGGCCCACGAACCCCTCAACACCAACAAACGGCGGCGCAGCCGCTGGTCATCACTCGAACAGGTCAGCCATGGCAAAGCGCAAACCGCAGCAGCAACAAGCAACCAACCGGGCGCCCAAGGCGTTCTCGTTCGGCGCGCCCGAATCGGTGCTGGCCGAAAACATGGGGCAGTACCTGGGCGTGTTCGCCAGCGACGACGGGCGCCTGTACACGCCGCCGGTGTCGCGCACCGGGCTGGCCAAGCTGCTGCGCGCCAACGCTCACCACGGCGCCATTCCCAAGTTCAAGCGCAACGTACTGCTGCGTGACTTTCGCCCCTCGGTCGGCTGCAGTGCGCAGACCATGGGGCGCGCCGCGCTCGATTTCATCGTGTTCGGCGAGGCCTACTTCCAGCGCATGCGCAACATCATCGGCCAGGTGCTCGAGCTGCAGCACCTGCCGGCGATCAACATGCGGCGCAAGGTCGGCGGGGGCTTCGTGATGCTGCTGCCCAAGGGGCAGGAACTGCACTTCGAGGAAGACGAGGTGGAGCACGTGATGGATTACGACGTGGAGCAGAACGTCTATGGCGTACCCGACTACCTGGGCGGCATGCACTCGCTGTTGCTCAACGAGAGCGCCACGCTTTTCCGCCGCCGCTACTACAACAACGGCGCGCACGCGGGCTTCGTCTTCTACACGAACGATCCAGACCTCACCGAAGATGACGAAAAGCGGCTCCAAGAGCAGATCCAGGGCAGCAAAGGGGTGGGCAACTTCCGCTCGATGTTCGTGAACATCCCGGGTGGTACCGAAAAGGCGATTCAGATCATTCCGGTCGGGGACGTCGCTACCAAAGACGAATTCGAACGGATCAAGAACATCACCCGGGCGGACGTGATCGCCGCGCACCGCATGAACCCGGCGCTGGCTGGCATCATGCCGGAGAACTCCAGCGGCTTCGGCGACATCGAGAAGATCGACCGCGTGTTCACCAACAACGAGATCCGCCCGATCGCCATGCTGTTCCTGCAAATCAACGCCACGCTGCGCGCCGACCGGCGGGTGGCCTGGAACGAGCCGGCGGGGGGCTGATTGTGTCCGGCTCTATCAGGCGAATTGCCATGATGTTGTGTTTTGGCGTCAGAAAAACACTACAGATAGTGGGGGAGCTGGCAGAATAGGTTCCTAGAACGGAACCCTGGGGAGGGGCGCTATGCGGGTCTACTGCAAGGAGTGTGGCGGGAAAGGGCGCATCGCGTCGCGTGATGAACTGTCCCGTGAGTTCGCCCGGCTGTACTGCCAGTGCCTGGAACCCCATTGCGGCCACAGCTGGGTGGCCAATCTGACCTTCTCCCACACCCTCAGCCCTTCGGCCAAGGCGGTCGACCGTCTGCTATTCGACCGCTTGCGTGACCTGACCCGCGCCCAGCAGAAGGACCTGTTCGATCAGCTGGGCAGGCTGCCCTCGGCGTAATCGCCCAGTTTCTCAACGGCCGCGTGCAGCCGGCGCACGCTTGCCATGCCGAATTCCACGAAGCCAAGCCGGCCGCCCTCGGATAGTTCGATATCCGAAGTTGATATATCGACAACCAGTGATAACGAATATCCGCACTCTTGCAGTTCTTCCCGCAGCTCTAACAGTGACTTCTTCTTGCTCTGCATGTTGCATCTCCTTGTCCGGCAGACTTCAAGTGCGACGGATTCTAGGTAGTTGTTTTTTGCAGCGTCAAGCATTTTCTAATTCTGGTGTCGCGACGAAAAATATTTATCAGCAGGGCTGATGACACAGCCGAAACCGTGCTAGGAGGCCCGTGCGGCGGGGCTCTGTCAGGATTGGCGCCTTTGTCGCACCTTTCCTGATGCTGTTAAGCCAATATTGACCAGCGCATTATTGCGTTAATTGACGCTTTCGTTATTTCTATAACGCGTTATTAAGTAGAAAGCACAAAAGCACAAATGTCCTTTTGATCCTGCGCTGCACGGTGCAATAAGTAAGTACCTAAGTAGTTACGTAACGAGCGTTTGAGTTAGTTGCGGCTGAGCGTTTGCTAGGGCTGCAGGCGATCGAGTGTTATGCGGGCAATAAAAAAGAGCGCCGGAGCGCTCTTTCTTTTGCGGTTATTGCCTGCACGTTTTTATGTTATTGCACCTCTTCCATCATCACCACGCCGTAGCGGCGCTGGCCGGTTAGGTTCTCGAAGGCCACCACTAACAGGCCGGGCGGCAGCGGGATTTGCACCACGCCGTTGCCTGTGTCGTGCTGTAGCACGCGGGTGGCTTCGACCAGGGCAAAGTCGGAAGGCAGGTCCAGTTGCTCACGCGCCTTTCGCTGCCGTGCCTCAGGTACCGCGATCAGTTGTCCATCGATCAGCATGGCGTTCTCCTCACATGCACATCGGCGCGTTGCTGCCGGTGCGCTCCAGGTCCAGTTGTTCCCACGCCGAGAGCACCCGGCCGATCTTGTTGCGGTTGCGCTTCTGCACGCTGGGCATATCGGCATAACAAGCCTTGCAGGTATCGCTTAGCCCATCCTCGCTACTGGCCCGCCGGTAGAAGAACTCGCTATCGGCCGGCCAGTACTCGTCGCACTTCTTGCAGAGCTTCTCGGGTGCCTCCTCGAGCACCAGGGCGGCAGCGTCAGCCATTGGCCACCTCCTCGAGCAGGTCACCCGGGTGGGTGAAGGTGGTGCGCTCGCGCGGGTTGAGCAGGTCGGGTTGTTCCTGGAGCCGGCCAGGCGCCAAGCCTAGCTTCCTGGCCAGCGCCTCCGCAGCGTGGCGGGCATCGATGGTGCAGCTCGCCGTCTGTTTCTCACCGCGCACGGTGGCCATGTAGGTCATGCCGGTGAAGCGGGTGCGGATTTCAACCATGGGCCACCTCTCCGGCCGAGCTGGCAACGTCACGGACGACCGCAGCCATCATGAAGTGCTGGCCGTTGTTGGTTTCAATGGGGCCAAGGCAGTGCCGTGCTTCCCCGGTGATCGCACTCGCCATCGGCATGGTGAGCATGACGATACGACCCAGGAAACGTGCAAGCCCTTGCCAGTCCTCGAGCTGGTCGCCGCACAGCTCGCACTCGATGAACTCCATCACTTCGTCCCAGATATCGTCGCCAGCTTTTTCACGGGCGGCGAATTTCTCGGGGTAGGCTGCGACGATCAGCTCGTACAGTTCCAAGTCGTCCAGCGGTTTCGTGTTCTGCATGGGGCACCTCAATTCAAAGTAGGCGCAGCGGCACGGGGCGCGGCGCAGGGTTGGGCGAGCAGCTTGGTGATCACCTCGGCGTCGGCCGGGCTGAGTTCGCCGAGCCGGTGGGCCATGTCGGCCACGCTTTCCAGGCGGATTCGCGCTTCGGCGGTTTTTTGCACCTGGTAGCGGACCAGCGCCTCGCCGACGATCGACGTGGCGGTCACCAATAGGTGGCGGGGTGCTGTGGTAGCCTTTGCTCCGCTGCCGCTTGGGTGTTGTGCTTGCATGGTGTTGCTCCTTTGCTGGTGGTCGGTGTCGGGGAGTTGCACCTCCTCGACACCCTCTTTTCAGCCCCGCCCGGGTAGGGCGCTGGCCGTGAATACCGGGCGCATTTCGCGCCGCACTTCGAACATCCCCAATTCCTTGCCGTCCAGGTCCTGCAGGTGGACCCGCGTCAGCTCGCCTGGCAGCGCGGTCGGGTGGTGGTCACGCCAGTGGCAGCTCGCAGCCAGCTCAGCCAGCGATTCGGCGGTCATCACCTCGATGCAGGCGATCGGCAAATCGATATGGCCGGAGACGCCGTTGGCGCAGTAGGTCAGTCGCATGGCGCTTATTCCTCGCCCGCTTTCTTGGCCCAGCCCAGCAGCTCATACGGCTCGACAATCGCGCGACGCTCGACAGAGCAGCCGCCCTCGTCGTCAAAGGTGACGGTCATGCCGCGGAGCGCGAACTCCTCGGGGAAGTTCTTCTCACCCAGCTCGATGGCGCGATTGCAGGCTGCGGTGTAGGCGGTATTGAGATGGGCCACCTGTTCGTCGAAGGACCGTTTTGCGTCTGCCAGACGCTGCTCGGCATCGACGACCTCTTCGTGGAAACGCTCGAGAAGGTGCATGGAATCCAGCAGCTTGCTCATCGGCTTGGCGGTGGGGGTCTGAGTTTGCTTGGTCATGGTGTTGCTCCTTTCAGTGGTGGGCGCGGAGTAGGTCGAAGATGGCGGCGAAGACGTCGGCGCCCATCTGGCCGGCAGTCAGGTGGCCGTAGTGCATGCCGAGTTCGCGGGTGATCCAGTGGGCTTGCTCGGGGCGCTCCAGGCTGATCATCGTCAGCAGCAGGGCGCGGCGCGGCAGGTCGAGGCTGTTAAGGGTTTTCAGCAGCGCGGGCAGGGCGCCCAGCTGGGCGTCAGCCCAGGTATTAATGCCGCCTTGGGCAAATGGGAACGCTTCGCCGCCGATCAGCTCGGCGCCCTTCTTCCATGCAGCAAAGTAGGGGTCGGTGCCGGTCGACATCAGCGGGCCCATGGCCGGGGACGCTGCGGCGAGCTGTTCGCCCGTGATCATCGGTATCAGGCGTTGGCTATTCATCGTTGCGGTACTCCTCTCTCATTTGGTTCAGGCGGCGGCGCATGTCTTCGCGGTAGTCGTCGGGGAAAGTCGGGTCAGCGAGCCACTCGCGGATCTGCCGAGGCGTCCAGCGGCTCAGCATGTCGAGCGCCAGGCAGTCCCGGAGCAGGGCTTCGTCAGTGGAAATCTCTGGCATGGGAAGGCCCGGAAAAGGAAAACGGCGGGTTGACCCCCAAAACGTCTGGAATGTCTGGAATGTCGAAAACCCGACACGGCTGAAACCCGCGTGGTTGCTGGGCTGCGTAATTTTTTTGACATTCCAGTGCTACTGGAATGTTCTGGAATGTCGGTGATTTGGCAGAAGGCGCAAAGCCGCGTGGCACTAGGGCTGCATGGCGATTCCGGGGCATTCCACTGATTTCGGATTTACTGGAATGTTCTGGTATGAAAAACATTCCAGCGCATTCCAGTGGCGTGAATCTTGATTGATCCTTGCAAGTAACTGTATTCATTGACTATTCCTTAACATTCCAGAAATTCCAGATAGATTGGGTGAGTACACAGAAACGGCCTCTATCCCTACGCACGCACACACGCACACGTATAAACCCATACAGATCAATCACTTACACGGAACGCTTGAAGATCCAGCAGTTGACCCCCCGCCGTTCGATCCTGGAGTAGATCTTCCGGCTCTCGACGAAGGCGTAGGTGCGGCTCTGCGGTAGGTAGCGGCGCAGCTGCGAGGTGGGGATGGACTCCTGCCCCGCCTGGCGACTGACCTGGTTGAAGTGCTCGAGGTTGATCGCGATCAGGCCTTTCTCGGCGCTGTGGTTGAGGGTTTCGCGGATCTCCTCGCGGGTGCCCTCGGCGTCGGTGATGGTGACCACCTGTTCGTTGAGGTAGTGGTAGATCTGCCAGAACTGCGAGGCCATGGGGTGCTCGGCGCTGATGCGCTGCTGGCGTTCCAGGGCGCGCCCATCCAGGTGCTTTGCCAGCTGCTCGAGGTCACGGTCTGTCCAGTCCGGAAAGAACACCTGGGTGGCCTTTGCCGCCGCCATGATCTGTGCGTGGCACAGGGCGATCCGGCTATGGGTCACGCCACCCAGCGAGCTGAAGCGTCGCTCATACATGGGGAAGGCCTCGAAGTAGCGCTGCAGCCATGCCTGTTCCTGGCTCAGTACGGTGCGCAGGAAGCCCGACAGACTGTCCACGTCCATGCCTTTCAGCCGCTCGGCCAGGGGCTTCAGCGCGTCGCTGTGGTGGTCCAGAGTCATGTGCAGGTAAACGATCCGCGTGATGATGGCTTCGGAACCGTCCACGCTGGTGTTCTGCGAAATGCACACGGCGCCGCGGAAGATCAGCGACTCGGTGTCGCTGTTAGCACTGCGCACGCCCATCACGCGCAGCTTGGCCTTGTAGTCGAACAGCGGCTTGATCTCGTCCCAGTTGTACTGGACGGTCAGGGTGCGGCCCATGCCGTCGGTGGTTTCCTTGTCGGACTCGAGCAGCACGACGGGCAGGTTGCTCACGCCGGCCAGGGCACGCAGCAGGCCGATCGCAGAGGCACCGCTGCCGCTGGGCTTGATGCCTTCTTCATCCTTGCGGCCGACCAGGCGCCAGAGGAAGCGCAGCAGGGTGGTTTTGCCGGAGCCGGCCACGCCGGTCAGTTCCAGGAATGGCCAGCTCGATTGCCGCGCGCGGATCTGCTCGGCGAACAGGGTGCCTGTCCACCAGCCGAGGGTGGCCAGGCCGTTGAGGTTGAACACCGCGCGGAAGTCGGCGAACCAGGACGGGTCGAATTCCTGGCCGCGCACCACCGGGTAGTTGCGCATGGAGGTCTTGAGGCCGTCGGACCCGACGTCCAGGAAGCCGTGCTTGTTGACGCCGATTTCCTTGCCCTTGGCGATGCCGAAGGTGGGGTAGCAGTAGGCGCCGCTGACGTCGTCGTAGCCGACGAAGGGCAGCGTGCGGACGGTGCGGACATCGCGCAGCCAGTCGCTCTTGAGCATGGCCAGTACGCGCTCGCCGCCCTCGAACATGCCGCCCGGCGTGCGCTCGAGCAGTGCCTTGGCGAAGCCACGCGGATCTGTGATGGCGTTGGGTGCCAGCGGTTCCTTGCAGCTCTGGCGGGCGTTGGGGAAGTCGAACTGGAAGAAGTAGCGCTGCTCGCCGGTGACGGCGTCCTTCTCGATGTATTCGAAGCGCGGGATACAGTTGGCTACCTGGGACAGGGTGGTGTGCTTGGCGAACTCCGGGCTGTGACCCTCGATGTCGTCACCGTCCAGATCCTTTTGCAGCTCGGTGAGGTTCACGCGGGCCGAGTACAGGTGGTTGTTGAACTCCACCAGGAAGAAGCCCTTGGGCTTGCGCAGGTATTGCAGGTACGCCTTCTTCATCGGCGTTTTCGCGCTGAACAGCCGACCCTGGTAGCAGGCCTCGTCCATGAAGACGTCGTCCAGCTGGCCATCGCGGTACACGTCGTCCCAGTCCCGCTCGCCGGCGAGCGCCACCCAGCCCAGTTCACGCGTGTCGCGCAGCTGCTTGAGGTACTTGGGGATGTAGTTGCGGCCGGCCTGGTCGTCGTCCAGGGCGATGACCCAGGTGACTGACTTGCCCTTGTTGGCCTCGACGATGTCCCAGGGGAAGTTCACGCAGCTGATCGCGGCGATGGCCTTGAAGCCGGCGAGGTGCAGCGCAACGGCGTGGAAGATGCCCTCGACGATGTAGACCCGGTCGCTCTTGTCGATGGTCTGGCCGGGCGGCACCCAGCCGTTGCCCTTGTAAGACATGCCGTACTTGATGCCGGCTTTGTCGCCGTCGTTACGGGCCACCGCGGTGGCATCGATGATCCGTTCCCAGTAGCCGTCGCACAGCGGGAAGCGCACGGTGTCCGCCCAGCTCTCGTCCTTCAGCTTGCGCCGCGCCTGGCTGTACCAGCCCTTCATCTTCGCGGTATCGAAGCCGCGGTTGCGCTGCAGGTAGGCGTCGGCGGTAGCGTTGGGGTTGGCCTCGGTCTTGGGGAAGCGCTCGCTCAGGTTTTCGAACAGGTAGCTGTAGCGCTCCCGGGTCTTTTCCTCATAGCGGCATTCGTTCTCGCGGTTGCATTTGAGCTGGTACGGCTTGGCGCGGCTGATGAACAGCTTCCGCTCGCCGCAGCTTGGGCAGACGCCCTTCTGCAGGTACTTGTCGTTGATGCTGGCAAAGTCCAGTTCCCGGTCTTGCTCCAGGGCCTTCACGACGTCCAGCCGGTAGATGTCCTCGAATTGCATGGTCATCTCCCGTTAGCGCTGGGCTGACCGATTGCTGCCCGCCTGGCGCATGCGCTCGGCCTGGTCGGCGGCCTCCATGGCCATGTGAACCATGTTGATCAGTACTGCTGACTTCGAGCCTTCCACCTTCGGGCGGATGATGTAGTGCCCCTGCTCGATCTCCCGGCGAATGGACCGATCAGACAGGCCAGAGCGGCGCGCAAACTCCTGAACTGTTAGGTAAGGCGTGTCGATGGTGATCTGCATTCTGGTAACCTCTCTAGTGATATTGCCAAGCAAAGTTCCAAGCTTGGAACCAATAGTGGTTCCAAGGACGGAACCTGTCAAGAGGGGTGCAGAATGGATTTGCCAGAGAAGTTGAAAGCGATACGTGCCAAGGAAGGTTTGACGCAGGGGGAGTTTTGCCAGCTTGTCGATATCAGCCTCAGCAGCTGGAAGAAGTACGAGGCCTCGATCACGGAGATGGGGCTGCTGCCGTTCCTCAAGATCGTGAATCACTCACGGTTCAAGAAGTACACGCTATGGCTGGCCACCGGTGATACCGCGCCAGAGTGCGGACAGCTGAGTCCCTTCTGATCGGAAAAAGGACGTTTCGATGAGTGCTGAATATCCATCTCTCAGGACGCAGCTGATCACAGCAACTGTCCTGGCGATCCCGACGCTGTGGTTCTTCGATTGGCAATGGGGCGCCTGGGTCGCGGCGCTGTGCTTCTACCTTTTCGGTACCGCCGTTTGGCTGTCTGAAGCGCTGAAAGTCTATCGAGCAGAAAAGGCAGGTGAGCCCGCTGCGTCGTCGGACTTTGTTGACGACGATGATGTGCTGGCAGACGGGAAGGTGGTGTGGAGGGGCAGCAAGACGATCCGTTTCGCCTATGGGGACTTCCAAGGCGATCGGTCCGATCGAGAGGTTACTGTTCACCAGGTCGTCGCTATGGGGCCAACGGTAGGCCAGACCTACTTCCGTGGTCACTGCCACCTTCGGGATGAGCCTCGAACGTTCCGGGTGGATCGGATCAAGGGGCGCAAGGTGATCGATGCCGAAACCGGTGAGATCTCTACCTTCCTGAAGCTGTTCGGCCTCCGCAAATAAGCGATGTCGATCAAGAAGCTCGACACCGGGGAATGGCTCGTCGACTGCCGGCCGGAGGGGCGGGCTGGCCCGCGGATCCGCCGACGGGTCAAGTCGAAGAACGAAGCCATGCACCTGGAGCGCCGCATCATGGGCGACGGCTCCAAGGGCGAATTCGAGAAGGCTCCCAAGCTCGATGAGCGACGGCTGAGCAAGCTGATCGACCTCTGGTACACGCTCCACGGCCAGAACCTGAAAACCGGCGAGCAGCGCCTGGCTCTGCTGCTGGCGATGGCCGAGCGCATGGGCGACCCGAAGGCGCACAAGTTCACCGCCACCCACTTTGCCACCTACCGCGCGGAGCGTGCCGAGGGCAAGCACACCAGGGCGAAACCGGGCCGTGGCCTGAGCAAGGCCGACGAGAAGCCGAAGCCGATCAGCGCGAACATGCTGAACCACGAACTGGCCTACCTGCGCGCCGTGTTCAACGAGCTCGAGCGCCTGGGTGAGTGGAAAGGGGAGAACCCCTTGGCCAAGGTACGGCCGCTGAAGTTCGATGAGGCGGAGATGGCGTATCTGAGCGCTGAGCAGATCCCCGAGCTGCTCGCCGGCCTGGGCGATGAAAGCTCGCACGTGCGGCTGATCGCCGAGGTGTGCCTGGCCACGGGTGCCCGCTGGGGTGAAGCCGAAGGCCTGCAGCCCCGTCAGGTGCGCCATGGGCTGATCCACTACAGCAAGACGAAGTCCAGCAAGAACCGCTCGGTACCGATCGACGATCAGCTGCAGAAGCGGCTGACCAAAGCCCTGCCATTCAAGCCCAGCTATTCGAAATTCCGCGATGTGGTGGAAGAGATCGGCCTGGAGCTGCCAGACGGCCAGCTGACCCACGTGCTGCGCCACACGTTCGCCAGCCACTACATGATGAACGGCGGCGACATCCTGACCCTACAACGCGTCCTGGGCCACGCCACGCTGGCCATGACGCAGAAATACGCCCACTTCAGCCCAGGGCACCTGGCTGATGTGGTGCGATTGAATCCGCTTGCTTCCAGACAAACCGTACAAGAGAACTAGCGCCATGTCCGATCGGCCAGATGAATTCACCTCGATGCACCAGCGCAACCGTGAGTTGCTGGAACGGTTTGGCGGTGCATTGGGTGGCGAGTCCACGCGTCAGATGATGGAGCGCGTTCAGCGTCTGCTTGAGAATGATGGGCTGATCGAAACGGTGCGCAAGGCGCAAGCGGCGTTGGATAACAACGCGACGAGCGCGTTGATTCGTCAGTATCAAGACAGCATGGCCAATAGCAATATGAACAGGGTGCTCGAGCAGCACCGGAACTTGCTCGCGAACCATAGCTTGACCCAAATGCTTGATCGCTTTCGCGAGAACCTGGATCGGAATGGCTCAATGGTTGGGCGGCTGCCCGCAAGCTTACAGCCATACCGGGACCAGCTTGCCGCTGCGTCCTCTGTTAGGGAGCTAGCGCAGCGGATTTCTTTGCAGGGCATCGAATCAAAGCGACAAGCCGTCGAAGCAATCAGTCAGGAGCTTCTGGCGAGGCTAAACGAAAAGCCGAAAGAGGTACGTCTGGAGGGGCACGCTTCCATATCGATCGGCGTGTACTTCGACTTGCATGTTTCTGAGCGATCCCATGCGCCGGCTGGTGAAACGCCGGTTACCGAAAAAGCAGACTGGTCGGGTTGGCCTACTGTTTTTTTGTTTTTCCTGATGAGCGCGCTTTGTCAGACCCTTATTAATTGGGAGGCAGCACGGCAGGGACTTGTTGATGCAAATGCCCGGCTTCCAAAGACCGAATTCCTGTCCGACGCTCGGGAGTTCATTCGTACGGAGCTTGCTGGAAAGCCTGGTGACTACAGATTGGTGTCTGGCTCGGGCGTGGCGCTACGCGCTGGCCCAGGGACGAAAAGCGAAGTGATCTTGCGTTTGCCTTATCAGGCTGTGGTTGTGGTGCTGGAAAAGGAAGATCGAACGTGGCGGTACGTCTCTTACGTGCATGAGGGCTATGTGATCGACGGGTATGTGTCGTCGAAATACCTCAAGCAGGTAAGGCGGTAGAGCTCAATGTGGACCATTTGTGGACGTCGAGGAGCTTTGAAAAGCCAGATGTCCAATGGCTAGATAAGCGAAAGCCGCGCGATGCGCGGCTTTCAAGGTGGTGGGCCCACACGGACTCGAACCGTGGACCAAAGGATTATGAGTCCTCTGCTCTAACCAACTGAGCTATAGGCCCCCAGAAGGCCGGCGGATTATAACGGCGGATGACAGTGGCGCCAATCGAAGCGCCCTGTTTGATAGGCATTGGTGAAAAAAGAAACCCCCGGCATGCCGGGGGTTCTGGGTCTTACTCGTCGAGGAAGGAGCGCAGGTGCTCGCTTCTCGTCGGGTGGCGCAGCTTGCGCAGCGCCTTGGCTTCGATCTGACGAATGCGCTCGCGGGTGACATCGAACTGCTTGCCGACTTCCTCGAGGGTGTGGTCGGTATTCATGTCGATGCCGAAGCGCATACGCAGTACCTTGGCTTCACGGGCGGTGAGGCCGGACAGTACTTCGCGGGTGGCTTCCTTGAGGCTTTCCACGGTGGCCACGTCGATCGGCGACTGCATGGCCGAATCTTCGATGAAATCGCCCAGGTGCGAGTCTTCGTCGTCACCGATCGGCGTTTCCATGGAGATTGGCTCCTTGGCGATCTTCAGTACCTTGCGGATCTTGTCCTCGGGCATTTCCATGCGCTCGCCAAGCTCTTCGGGCGTGGGCTCGCGGCCCATTTCCTGCAGCATCTGACGGGAGATGCGGTTGAGCTTGTTGATCGTCTCGATCATGTGTACCGGGATGCGGATGGTCCGCGCCTGGTCGGCAATGGAGCGAGTGATCGCCTGGCGAATCCACCAGGTGGCGTAAGTCGAGAACTTGTAGCCGCGGCGGTATTCGAACTTGTCCACCGCCTTCATCAGGCCGATGTTGCCTTCCTGGATCAGATCGAGGAACTGCAGGCCGCGGTTGGTGTACTTCTTGGCTATGGAGATCACCAGGCGCAGGTTGGCCTCGACCATCTCCTTCTTCGCCCGGCGGGCCTTGGCCTCACCAATGGACATGCGGCGATTGATGTCCTTGATGTCGGCGATGGCGAGTTCGCACTGCTGTTCCAGTTCGATGAGCTTCTGCTGGCAGCGCTGAATCTCTTCCTTGCGGTTGCCGATGGCTTCGGCGTACTTGCTCTTGCCTGCAGCCAATTGCTCGGCCCAGTCGAGATTGGTCTCGTTGCTCGGGAACTGACGCAGGAAGTCGGCGCGCGGCATGCGGGCATCACGCACGCACAACTGCATGATGGCGCGTTCCTGAGCGCGGATCTGGTTCAGGGCATCACGCACGCGCTCGACCAGGGCATCGTACTGCTTGGGCACGAGCTTGATCGGCATGAACAGGATGGCGAGGGCTTCGAGCTCCTCGGTGGCCTGCTGGCTGGCGCGGCCGTGCTTCTTA